ACCGATATCCAAATTGTTTTTGATTTTTATACTTTCTTTTTTACATATATCGAACCAGAGAAATTTAAGTCATATACTTATAAAAAAATGATTTCTTAAATTCTCAAATTTGGAGAAAAAATCCCTAAATGGGCTGAAGAAGGGACCGGCAAATCCTTCAAAATCAGAAACGGCAGAGTCACCGACATTTCCTATTCTTTCAAGTTAGGTCCAGAAGCAACTGCTTCAATGTCATCATTGTTATCAGAATAAGTGTCTGTCGTCAGACCTGATAAGACCGAAAAATCCTTGACCACATATTCTCATCCTTTTTTAAGGACTGCTGTGGATTTTTATACTGCCATTGCCATTTCATAACTGTCAGCCTTTATAGATATAGGCTCTAAATTTCACAAAATTTAGTAAATTTACAAAGGTTTTTTTATAGCGATAAGGGGCATATTTGGAGCATATGATTAGTTTTATTTAAAATCCAAATTACCTGCTTTGTTGCCACGTGTTACTCACATGAATACCCTTGTAAATAAAGACACGGTTATACTTGAATCTTTAGACCTTTTGTCTATTGATTCCATCTATTATGAAGGCGTCCCTGATTTCATAGGGACTTATCTGTCCACACATCCTAATCGGAAATGTAGGGTTGTGGCCAACCTTTATACTAGAGATTCCGGTACTTATAGTTGTATCGATGATGAAGCTGCTTTTACCATTTAGGATGATAACGTTATAATGTATCCTGCTGGAAACCCTACTTCATATTCTCATAAAATGTTACCCACAGGGTCAGATGACTATGCTAATCCGTAAGTCTTTTCCCTCCCAGTCTATGTTTCTACAGGTTTTTAATCTTACACTATAGGATAGCTTTGTTTTAGCCCCTAACGTTTCACTATGACTGGACCACATTCTTCTATTGTACTCTATGAAGTTATGTTAGGTAACATACCAATTATTCCTCAGATAAGACAGTCATCTACTGTTATTAACCCTAGTTGTACTAATGGACGTTTTGTAGTCACAGCACAAAAATACTTCGAGGGATTACGAGGAACAATTTCTTATTCATCTATTTAAGATGCCATGCATGCTTTGTAATATAAATGCGGCATTAAATGTTTTACTGAGTCATTAAACAATTAATTATGGAACTCAGTAATGTTGGCATATGAAAAAGCTATTGTTGCTTAATAAAATAGATTTTCATAACTTTTATAGATTGAATAAAAATTAACAACCGAGGTTATTGTATATCCTCGAGGGTACACTTATTGGGCCAAGAAATCATATCCATAATGGGCTGGAATGACTGAATTGGACAGAGATGACTTGTTTACATATTACAAGGTTAGTCGTAAACAAGCCAAATAGATACTTGATCCCCTGATTTTCGTTATGGAATGGATGTGTCTGTTTGCCAAAATGTCTGTTACAGGCGTTTCTTAAAAAGCTGCTGTTGTATGTATTTTTATTAATATTTTCAAGTATCTTTTTAAAATTACTAACCCAAGGATCATAGAATTCATCGACAGATTTATTCGTTTGTCAATATGGTTTGATGTTTTAATATTCCTCTCTTTGTCAATGGATATTAACAACGATCTCCGTAACTCACTGGACTCAGAATTCATGATCCCTTATTTTAGGTCATAACAATTAGCTTTTAGAGCTATTTCTATAATTATCAATTTGTTAATTAGTTATGCCCTCCATCGACACCTTTTAAACTATATGTTCCCCCCAAAAATCCGACATCTTAACGAGATAAGACATATAGTCAGTGAGCAATAGGCCAATTGTTTATAGAGCAAGATTAAATATACTAAATCAAATAATTTTAGTTTTGCATAAATAATTGTTCCTTTTAATACTCTAGCATAATCTATTTCTTCTGCTAGTTGTTCAGCTGTTAATTGGTATCTGGTTACTGCAGGCTTTAAGGAAGGGCTTGTAAAAAAAAATAAACTTCCCATTAGAGACATTTGCAAGAAAATTTCTGCACCTACAAATGTCAACCTCGAGTATAGTTCATTTAACTAAAAAATATATACTAATATACTCGATAAAAAGGTAGAGGATCTTCATAATCCCAATCAAAATTTAATTTCTTTTAAGTTTTTTGATAGGTTTGGTATAGAGAAGGTCTCCCGTCTGATTGATACTGAATTTGATATTCAAGATATTTTATCCACTGATATATGTCATCAGATTTTCACCTACCTCAACGGTATCCGTCTTAATTTTTAAAAGAAAATTAAATAAACCGGATTTAATCTTTAATAAAATAAAATTCGTACCAGGGTTGCTTTCTTTGATGCTTACCATGCGGCCTTCGGATTTTTGGGTAGACATTTGTAAACTGTACTTCTACCTCATCCTTCTGTTGTTGAACCATTCTCATAGTTTGTTAAAAAATAATTAGATATTGACAAGACTGAGTGGCTCTGACCTTAAATAGTTTAATGGCCAGAGTATCTAGCTACTGTAGATACTTCAAAAAGGACTCTTTATTAAAGAGGATATAATTTGTTCCAGGAAAAAGGTGAATTAATTAACACTTTTGAGTTAATGTAAAAAAGTGAAGAATATGGAGCAAAGTCTAAATTTGACGTTAAACCAAGAAATTTATTTAATCCCCACGAAACCATAAAAGCTGTTTTGGGTCTAATTAATTTCAACATGATTAAGTTAGTCAAGCTTAATAACCCATCATTTATCCATGGCTGTAACACATCTCAGCTTGAAGATCGCTTTTAAGAGTCTTTGCATACTCTATCGGATCCAGTTATGGTTAAATGGGATGGCTCGGCATATGACGCTCACTAACATCATTCTCTTATTGATGCTGTTGATTGTTAGTTTATTGAAACCTGGATGTAGGAAATTTGTGAGAAATTAGGTTTCACTATTGATTAATATGTTGAGATTTTCAATGCCAGTGTGGCATTAGATGTCAAGTTTAGTATGAATTACCCCAATGAGGGTTGAAAGAAAATGATGACAGGAGTTCTTTGAGGAACAACATTTACAGGACATCCTCTTCGAACAACTTTAGGTAACACTTTGAGAAGCTATTATTATATTCTTTATATTCTTTCTCAAGCTAATGTACCTAGAGAGTCTTGTAAATTTTTTGTTGCTGGTGATGATATCCAACTTTTTATCGAACGGCAATTCTTATCCCCATTCTCTATTACATTAAAAGACTATATATACTTTGGAGAAGAGCCTTCTGACTTTCTACATCACGGATTGGGTCAGCTAGGTCGTGATTTCTTAGTCACTGAGGATTCATTTGATTTTCTTTCTAAAACAGGAGTTTTTTATGATGGTCAGGTTTATTTACATAGAATACCTGAACGGGCCATTATAAACTCTTAATTTTCTACTAAACTTCGAAAAGACTTTACTTCAGCTAATCATAATTCTGCTGTCACCGATGGTTTGAATAGCTGGGGTCAAGATCTTTATTTTATTCAAGATTATATCAATTTAAGAACAAATAATCTTGAACATTAACGTGCAGGTGTGTCTGATGAAAATCCATATTCTTTAGTATCAGCCTCACGTCCTAATCACAAACTCATTCCTTATTTTTTATATTGTGATTAGATAAGAACTATATCTTCTTTAGGCATAGAAGATGTAGAATTAATTTAATAATTTACAGCTCATTAAAAAATCATTTGCACTTAGT